GCCCCCGCAGCACCATTGGCTGGTCAACTTTGGTTTGACTCTACGGTTGGCAAGACATTTGTTTACTATGACTCTCAATGGATTGAGGTTGGTGGTGTAGGTACGGGCGCACGAATGGTGTCTAGTTCTTCCGCCCCCGCATCCCCACTTGAAGGAAGTATGTGGTTTGATACCGATACTGCCCAAACATTTGTTTATTACGATTCTTCGTGGATTGAAATTGGTGCATCGGGCGTAACTGCCAGTGTGCAAGATTCCGCCCCAGCATCACCTGTTTCTGGACAAATCTGGTTCAACTCACTTACGGGTGGTACCTATGTTTATTACGGAACAAACTGGATTGAAGTTGGCGCTTCTCCATTTAGCGCCCTTGTCAATACCATTAATGCTAAAGGCGACCTTCTTGTCGGAACTGCCGATAACACACTTGGTGGGCTTACAGCAGGTTCAGCCAATCAGGTTCTTACAGTAGATTCTTCTACAGCAACTGGTCTAAAATGGGCTACTCCAGTTTCAACAGGTAAAGCAATCGCAATGTCAATAGTTTTCGGAGGCTAAAATGGCAGCACCAAATATCGTCAACGTAACAACCATCTTAGGTAAAACTGCTGTACAGCAAGTTACCACTTCGGCTACTGCTATTGTTACAAATGCAGCAGCAAGCAATAAGGTGCTCAAAGTTAACGCCTTGTACATAGCAAACGTTGACGGTACGAATGCCGCAGACATTTCAGTTGGTTTGTATCGTTCTTCCGCTTCTATTTCTTATGAAATTGCCCACACTGTTTCTGTCCCAGCAGATGCAACACTGGATGTCATTAGTAAATCTATTTATCTAGAAGAAGGCGATGATTTGCGCCTCACTGCTTCTGCTAACTCCGACCTTGAAGCAGTATGTAGTTATGAGGAGATTAGTTAATGGCTAGAGGACCTGGTGGTTCTATTGGACCAAAGCGGACTTCTACGACTGGGATGTTAAACTTAACCACCCTTCAACAAGTATTACTGCCAAACAATCCATCATCTATTGAATATCTTCTTGTTGGCGGGGGTGGTTCTGGGTCTAGAGGTGTTGGCGGCGGTGGAGGTGCTGGCGGATATCTTACTGGGAATATTGCGGTAGCAGGAGGTAGTCCATATACGATTGTTGTTGGTGCTGGTGGTGCCGCTCCTACTGGAACGCTAAGTAGAACTACTCCAATTGGTATTGCGGGAAATGTTGGTGAAGACACAACAGCATTTGGATTGACAGCAGGTAAAGGTGGATATGGTGGTGATCAAAATGCAACTGCTACTCAACCAACAACGCACACAGGTTCTGGAGGCGGAGGCGGTGGTGGTACGAACCAACCGAGTCAGCAAACAGCAGGTGCGGCGGGATCTAGCGGTACTGCAAACGCTGGTGCTGCGGGTATCCACAATAATCGTGGCGGTGGAGGCGGCGGTGCTGGTGCTGCTGGTAGTGCAGCAAATGGTGGAAGTGGTATTACCAATTCTATAACTGGCACTTCAGTAGTTTATGCGTCAGGCGGAGGCGGTGGTGTAGTTACAGGATCTGGCGGATCTGGCGGAACTAATGCTGGCAATGGTGGTAGTAGTAATACAGTTGATGCAACATCTGGTGTTGCTAATACAGGTTCTGGAGGCGGAGGCGGTGGTGGGACGCTTTCTAGTAACTTTTTTGCATCATACAATGGCGCTGGCGGTTCTGGTATTGTAGTCATTCGCTACCCCGACACATTTGGAGCAGCAGCAGCAACAACTGGTTCCCCAACCATAGCAACCACAGGTGGCTACAGGATATATACTTTTAATGCATCAGGCAGCATAACCTTCTAAGGAGAAATTAACATGGCACATTTTGCTGAAATTGGCGAAGACAACATTGTATTGCGAGTCATCGTGGTATCTAACGATGATTGCAAGGACGCAGAGGGCAACGAATCAGAGGCCGTAGGCGCTGAGTTCTGTCGTAATCTGTTGGGCGGAACATGGAAGCAGACCTCGTACAACGGCAACATGCGTGCCCGCTATGCAGGTATTGGCTACACCTACAACTCTGCTTTGGACGCATACATCGCCCCCAAACCTTTCCCTTCTTGGACTCTTAACGAAGACACCACTGAATGGGAAGCACCAGTTGCTCGCCCAGCAGAGGGTATGTACAGTTGGGACGAAGAAGAGCAAGAGTGGGTGGAAATCGTTATTCCTTCGGAATAATAGATGTCCCTTACTTTTCCCGCCTCTCCAAGCGTTGGTGATACCTACACGGTAGGTGCACGTACTTGGACATGGTCAGGAACGATTTGGGAAATTACAGGAACCGTTGCGGCGGCTGGTTCTATTGGAACAACCGAATTAGCGTCTAGTGCTGTTACGGCAGCCAAAATTGCTGACAGTACAATAACTTCAGCCAAACTTGCATCAACTTTAAGTGGTGTCACTATCTGCACCTCTTCCACAAAACCTGCTTCACCTTTTACTGGTCAAACCATCTTTGAGACTGATACCAATAAAATGAAAGTATGGCTAGGTTCTGCGTGGAGTAGTGGGACACAACATGTAGACACCCCATCCTCAATAGATATTTTGGTAGTTGCTGGTGGTGGTGGTGGTGGAACCCGCGCTAATGGAGGTAGAGGAAGTCCTGGTGGTGCTGGTGGTTTAATTTATATTGAAACTTTCCCAGTGGCTACTGGGACATATACCGTCACGATTGCTGGAGCAACAGCATTGGATACACAGGGGTCCAACTCGGTATTTACTGGAAATTCTCGTACATTGACTGCCCTTGGTGGAGGTCACGGTAGAAACGCTGATAGTCAAGGAGCAGCCCCTGCTGGTGGCAGTTCTGGTGGCAGTTGGTACCCTGGCTATGCATCAAACGCTCCTACCCAACCATCCACGACAAATGACGGTATTAGCACATACGCCACTAGTGGGTTCGGTAACGCTGGAGGAACATCTGGGTCAACTTCCCCATATGCTTCTGGCGGTGGTGGCGCTGGCGGTGTTGGTGCAAACTTTAACTCAGTAGGTGGACCTGTTGGTGGTATTGGAAAACAATATTCTATTTCTGGAACTGCTACATACTATGCGGGTGGCGGTGGTGGCGCTGATTGGGCGGGCAGTTCTGCGGGTAGATACGCAGGTGGACTTGGCGGAGGCGGGCGTGGCGACAACACTGGGGATGCATCCGACAAAAATGCAACAGCAAATACTGGCGGTGGCGGTGGTGCCAACGGCACTGGTGGTTCTGGTGTTGTAATCGTTCGTTATCTAACAGGCCCTACAGGAGTGACTGGTGGAACTAAAACAACTTCTGGTTCGTACACAATTCACACCTTTACTGCATCAGGAAGCCTAGTAATATCTTAGTATGGCTATTAATTTTCCTGACTCTCCAGCCACAAATGATTCTTTCACGTCAGGTGGAAAGAAGTGGATATTTGACGGCACCACTTGGGGGCTAATTACTGCTAACTCCTACACTATTTCTACAGGTGAAGTAACAGCGGCAAAGATTGCTTCTAACGCTGTAACTGAAGCCAAGATTAATGCTGGGGCAGTAACTCAGGCCAAACTTGCTTCAGGTCTTTCAGGCATAACGGTCACTACTACAGCGAACCGTTCGGCGGTTATTCCTTCACCTTTCAACGGTCAATTCATTTTTCTTACCGACACGAGTCAGTTGCAGAGATGGGATGGTAGCACTTGGATTACTGCGATTACAACAGTGCCAACAGGGGCACCAACTTCTGTAGCGGTTTCGGGGTCACCTACCGCTAGTACAGTTACTCTTACATTCACTCCTGGCTCTGATGGTGGTTCAACAATCATCAACTATCAATATGCGCTATCCACTAACGGCGGTACAACATATGGTGATTACACGGCGCTTTCCACCGCAGATGGTTCAAGTCCAATAACAATTACTGGTCTTGCCGCACTTACTACCTACTATGTAAAACTTAAAGCAGTAAACGCTTTGGGTACTGGTTCGGTGGAATCCTCTGCTATCTCGTTTACTACAGCAGGTGTTTCTTACGATTACTTGTTAGTTGCTGGTGGCGGTAGTGGTTCTGGTGGAACAGCAGGAGGAGGTGGTGCTGGTGGACTTCTTGCTTCTACATCTACTCTTACTTCAACTGGTACATACTCCATAGTTATTGGTGCTGGTGGTGCTGGTGTAGGTATAACAAGCGTTGGAAATAATGGAGTTAACTCCACTGCTTTTGGTTTAACCGCAATTGGTGGGGGACGTGGCGCATGTAGCAACCCACTGGCAAGCGCAGGTGCTGGTGGTTCTGGAGGTGGTGGTCAAAACTATGTAGCGGGAAGTTTTGCAGGCGGTCTTGGGACAGTGGGGCCACCAAGACAAGGTTACGATGGAGCAACTGGTAATGGCAATGGTGGCGGTGGTGGTGGTGGTGCAGGCGCTGTTGGCAGTGGCTACAACGGCGGAACTGGTGCAGCATCTTCAATAACAGGAACATCCGTTACGTATGCTGGTGGAGGCGGTGGCGGATACGGCGACGGAGGCGGTTCTGGTGGTGCAGGTGGCGGTGGCGCAGGCAGTAACAACGCTGGTCAGGCTGCCACAGCGAACACTGGCGGTGGAGGCGGTGGTGGTTGGACATACGCTGCTGGTTCTGGGGGTGCTGGGGGGTCAGGTATTTTTATCATACGTTACCTAACTTCTTCTCTGTCTACTAAAACTGTTACAGGTGGAACTGTTACTACTGATGGTTTATACACAGTTAGAACATTCACAGCATCAGGAAGTTTGGTGATTGCATAATGGCTATAGATTTTCCTAACTCACCATCCAACAACGACCAATACACCGTAGGTACTACTACGTGGAAATACAATGGCACGCAGTGGGTCATTATTGTTGGCGAACAAACAATCGCCACAGGTTCTATCACTACTGATAAAATTGCTACTAACGCTATAACGGCGGCAAAGTTAGCAACAGGTGCAACAAACGATTATGTACTGATGGCTGACTCGTCTGCCGCCGCTGGAGTAAAATGGGCAGACATACCACCCTCGGGAGGCTTGTCTACTACAACCGAAGGCGCAATTATGACAATGACTATAGGAGCGTAAATGGCTATCGGAGACAGAAACGAATCACGACTCGGTGGCCCAATCCAACTAGGAACAACGACCACAGTTATTGCTACAGCCGCTACAGGGTACGCTGACATCATTAAACAGATTGTTATTTGTAACACGGATACCGTTGACCGCACGGTCACTTTGGCTATTGGTTCTGCGGCTACAGCGGCAAACCGTCTAATGTCAGCCCTCCCTATTGGCGCTAATGACGTGATGATTTGGGATACCGCCATTGTTCTAGCGGCTGGTGAGACATTACAAGGATTATCAGATACCGCCGCCAAAGTTACGGTTACCGCCGTTGGCTGGGAAAAACAAACGGCTTAAATGGGACTTGACGCTGGCTACGGTATTGGCTCTTTGAAGCCTGGGGTTTGCACTAGCACTACTCGTCCTGCGTCACCGTATGATGGTCAAGTAATCTATGAGACTGACACAGATAAGATTGCTGTATATGACTCGTCTGCTTGGGTGTACAAGACTGGGACTGCTGCACCGATAAATCCAGCGATGGTGTACTTGGGTGGGACTACTGCAACTACTTCGGCTTCCATAAATGTGGACAGCGTTTTTAGCGCAACATACCAAAACTATTTAGTACAAGTATCCAATTTTACAGCAAGCGTTGAGGATTTTTGGGCTATGCGTTTGCGGGCTTCTGGTTCAACTATTACTGCCTCTAATTATTCGCAAGCAGGACAGTTGAATACAAACACCACAGATTCGCTTTTTATTCGCCGTACAACAAATACTAGTTTCTGGTACGGTGATTTGGTTACTACACTATCAACCAATCCACAAAATATACAGTTTTGGATTTCCAACCCATTTGCTGCTGTATCAACTAGAGGCAATATTACTGCTGCTGGTTGCACAAACGCCGATTATCGTCATTTTTTTAGTGCGGTAAATTACAATGCTACAACCAGCGTGGACGGCATAGCACTCGTGCCGTACACCTCTGGCACACTGAGCGGAACTATCCGTGTTTACGGAATAGTAAACAGTTAGGCATTTATGACAACAGCAAAAGCACACATTTACAATGCGGCAACAGGCGAAACCATTGAGCGTGATTTGACGGTTGAAGAATTGGCTCAAGCCGCCATTGATGAGTCTGCGAGCAAAGCAGCATCGGAAGCGCAAGACGCAAAGGTAATTGCTCGTGAAGAATTGCTTGAACGTTTAGGTATCACCTCTGAAGAAGCACAACTATTGCTTGGAGGAATCTAAGTGACCATTTCTGCTACCACACAAGGACTCCGACCAGGAGTATGCACGTCGTCTAATCGCCCTGCTAACCCGTTTGACGGCATGATGATTTACGAGACTGATACGGACAAGGTTGCTGTGTATGACTCGTCTGCTTGGGTGTACAAGACTGGAACCACGGCACCTGCCGCCCCCGTTACGCCAGGGGTTGTGCGTGTTGGTGGGGGAACACTATCTGGTAGTGCTACGACTTTTAGCAACGTGTTTAGCGCTACCTATGACGCATATCAAATTGTTTTTTCTAATCTTGTTGGTTCTGTGGCAACTGTCTCACTACTTCTTACGTTTGGCAGTACAACGACTGGCTACTACGGTGGGTTTATTGGCGTTGCTAACAATGGTACGGTATCTGGTTACGGGCTAAATAATGGTTCAAGCATCAACAGGGGTATTAGGGCGCGAACAACTGGTGGTGGCACAGTCGTGAATGTACAAAACCCATTTCTTACGCTACGAACATTTTTCCAAGTATCAGGCATAGATTCCAATACTGCTGGTGGCGCAGATAACGCTATAGGCGCAGGATTTGTTGATGACTCCACCAGTTACACGGCGTTTACAATTACCTCTAGTGGCGGCACTTGTACAGGAACCGTAAATATTTACGGATATGCACTTCGTTAGGGCATGACATGACAACACCACAAATACGCATCATTGACGGTGACACCGTGACAGACCGTGACATGAACGCAGAAGAGATTACCGCATATGAAATTATGCAAGATGAAGTCAATGCACTAGCCGAAGCACAAGCCACCAAAGCCGTTGCCCGTCAAATCGTCTTAGACCGTCTAGGAATCACCGCTGAAGAAGCACAACTGTTATTGGGCGGTATCTGATGCCTTTATCTTCTGTTGTCGGCGCACAATCCATTATCAAACCTGGTGTGTGTACTTCGTCTACTCGCCCTGCATCACCTTATGCAGGACAAATGATTTATGAGACTGATACAAACAAGTTGCGTGTTTTCAATGGTTCTGCTTGGCAACCAATCTCTTATGCAACAACGTTGCCAATTGAGTACCTAATTATTGCTGGCGGCGGTGGCGGATTTATGGGTGGCGGTGGTGCTGGTGGTCTTCGCACAAGTACGGCAACATTAACTGTTGGAGTCACCTACTCAGTAACAATTGGCGCTGGTGGTTCTGCACAAAACAGTGGTGCAAACTCTACATTTAATTCAATTTCTGCTACTGGTGGTGGTCGTGGTGGTAATGCAAACACTGGAGCATCTGGTGGCTCTGGCGGTGGCGGTGGTGGTTCTGGTGCTAGTTATGGTGGGGGTACTGGCAATGCAGGTTCATACACCCCAGTTGAAGGGTATGCAGGAGGAACTGGTCGTGTCGCTGCTTCGGTAGACGGCGGAGGCGGAGGCGGCGGTGCTGGAGGAGTTGGTGCAACTTCTGGTATTTCGGCAGAAGGTTCTGGGTACTCAACAGGAGGTGCTGGTGGCGTAGGGGTGGCTTCTTCAATAACTGGAACTTCCACATTTTATGCTGGTGGTGGTGGAGGCTATGGAAGAACTGATGGTGCGGGTGGTAATGGCGGCGGAGGTCGTGGTTACATAACATCTCCCTCAACTATTGACAGCACTATTGGTACAGCAAATACTGGTGGTGGAGGCGGCGGCGGAAATGGTGGAAAGGCTGGAGGTTCTGGTGTTGTCATTGTTCGCTACCTCACGGCAGATGGTTCTGCAACAGGTGGGACTATCACAACCTCTGGCTCTTACACGGTTCACACATTCACAGCATCAAGCAGTTTGGTAGTTGCATAATGCCCGCACCAATTGATTTCCCTAACTCACCATCTTCTGGAGATGAATATGTCGCTGGAGGTATGGTTTGGCGCTATCTTGACGGTGTTTGGAAGCGCTTCCCACAAACTATCTCTGATAGCGGTTTCTCTGACACCCCACTTAATGATTACTTTGTAGATGATGGTGGGAGCGCATAATGGCATACCGCCGCATTCTTATTCGCCGTGACACGGCTGCGAACTGGACCGCAAACAACCCAACGCTTGCCGCTGGTGAGTTCGGACACGAGACCGATACAGGAAAACTTAAACTTGGTACAGGCGCAATAGCGTGGAATAGTTTGGGTTACCAAAATAATGTTACTTCTGTAAACGGTCAAACTGGTGTTGTCACTGGACTTGCCCCTGCCGCCAACCCAACCTTCACAGGAACTGTCTCTGGTATTACCAAGAGTATGGTGGGGCTTGGTAACGTAGACAATACAAGTGATGCAAATAAACCAGTTTCTACTGCTCAACAAACTGCTCTTGATCTTAAAGCACCACTTGCTTCCCCAACATTTACAGGTACTGTTACAATGCCTAATGGTTTCGTTGAAGATGACCAAATCATTTTGGCTTCTCAGATATTTTAGTTAATTAGGTAAATACACATGATTAATTTGAACAAAATCGTTTCTGGTGGTAGGTCTGTTTCTGGCGGCTCCCTCAATCCACGACGCAACCGTGGTTCTACAGCACAAGCCGCTGCTTATTGGGCTGGCGGAGGCTTTGACTCTACTGGCGGTATTATAACCGTGTATTCAACGTACAAAGTGCACTCATTCACATCATCTGGCGTTTTTACTATAACTGAACCAAAGACTGTGGACATGCTCATAATTGGCGGTGGTGGAGGGCGTGCAGGTCAAGATACAGGTAATAATTATGGTGGTGGAGGCGGTGGTGCTGGGGCTATGCGGGAGGTATCTTCTTATGTGTTGGCGGCAGGAACATATACGGTAACCGTCGGTGGTGGTGGTTTTGGCGCACTGTCAGATGGAAGCCCTAGCAGTTTTGGTTCTTTGTACTCAGCGCAAGGTGGTGGTGGCGGTGGTTACCCGAACGGTTTTGCATCCACAGGCGGCAGAACTGGTGGTTCGGGTGGTGGCGGAGGAAGCCGTGGCGGTGGTGGAACTGACCCTGGTGGTGGCGCTTCTGGCCCAAACACTAATGTTGGCGGTTATGGTGTCCATGTTCCAGGAAACTACCATGCTGGCGGTGGTGGTGGTGGAGCAGGCGGTGCAGGCAGTGACGCAGGACAAACAGGTGGCGCTGGTCGTGCAAACTCTATTCGCACTGGTTCTTCAGTTACTTACTGTGTTGGTGGTTATGGAAAGTACAATAACAACGATGGTGGACCAGACCCAGCAGCAAATAGCGGAAGTGGCGCATCTGGAACAGCAGCACCAAGCCGTGGTGCAGATGGTATTGTAGTTATACGTTTAATCCCAACGTGACCCTAATTGGAGATGCTTCATGACAACTAGACGAATATTGATTCGTAGGGATACGGCGGCGGCTTGGACTGCGGCTAACCCGACTCTTGCTTCTGGTGAGTTGGGTGGCGAAACTGACACAGGGAAACTCAAACTTGGTAACGGCTCAACCGCATGGAACAGCCTTGCCTACCAAGGTGGCGTTACTTCGGTAAACGGCAATACGGGTGTAGTTACTGGGTTGGCGACAACTGCCGCTCCAACTTTTACGGGAACCGTAGTGCTCCCGTCTACCACGTCTATTGGTGATGTCTCTGCTACAGAGATTAGTTATCTTGATGGCGTAACTTCGGCTCTTCAAACTCAGGTCAACGCAAAAGCCCCTACCAACAATGCTTCGTTTACGGGCACCTTCAGCGCTCCATCTGGCACAATTACATCCACCATGTTGGCTGATGGTACGATTGTGGACGCAGATATTAATGCTTCGGCGGCTATTGCAGCAACAAAGATTACTGGCTGGGAAGATGACCAAGTAGTTTTAAACAACAGAATATTTAATTAGGAGAAATTATGGCAACTTTTAGCAAAACAATTCTTAGTGGGTCAACCGATGGCAAAGCCGTTAAAGTAACTGGTACGTCTACATCAGCGACAGTTACGGTTCACACTGGTCCAACAAATACAAGCCACCTACATGAAGTTTGGATTTATGCAAACAACACATCTGGTACTGATGTCAAGTTAACTCTTGAATGGGGTACGGCTACTGCCGCAGATGGCAACATTGAGTACACGGTTAAAGCCGAAAACGGTTTATATCTTATTATTCCAGGGCTATTGTTGAAGGGTAATGCTACAGCGTTGACCATAAAGGCATTTGCTGGAACTGGTGATGTTATCCTTTTAACTGGGTACGTTAACGTAATCGCCTAGGCTCTAACTACATGAGCCGTATTGACTATGCAATGAGCGGTGGTCGCTCCGTTAGTGCTGGCGCTCTTAACCCACGTACAGGACGAGGTCCTACTGCTCAGGCTGATGGTTATTGGCGTGGTGGTGGTGCATCACCTATAGCGTTTGAATACTTGGTTATTGGTGGCGGTAATGCTGGTGGTGGTGGTGGTTTAGGAATATTTGGTGGTGGTGCAGGTGGCGGTTACAGAACCAATGTTGCTGGTTCAACAAATGGTTACGGTGCTGCTCTTGAACCTGTACTAGAACTTGGTGCAGGAACTTATACCGTAGTTGTCGGGGCTGGCGGTGCATCAATAGGTGGTGCTGGTGGTTTAAGCACATTTGCAACAATCACTACTGTTGCTTCTGGAGGAACCACTGGAACTGGCGCTGGTGGCACTGGAAACGGCGGAGTTGGTTTGGCTAACTCCATTACTGGAGCATCAGTTAGGCGTGGCGGTGGTGGTGGTTCTGGTGGAGATTACTCAAATGGCACTGGTCAAGACGGTGGTGGTAATGGTTCTATTTATTTTAACGACTATTATGGATATGCATACACAAGAGGACCAGGTGCCGCCAACACAGGTGGTGGAGGTGGTGGAGGCGCTAACAGTAATGGTTTTGCTGGTGGTTCTGGTATTGTTATTGTTCGCTATTTAACTGCTGCTGCCTCTAGTGCTGGATATACAATTACTGGTGGAACAAAAACTGTTGGACCAACTGGTGCCACAACATACACTGTTCACGAGTTTACAAGCACAGGTACTACAAGTTTGGTGGTTGCGTAATGGCTCATTTTGCTCAAATAGATGAAAACAATATTGTTGTTCAAGTTGTTGTGGTTGCTGACGAACACGAAACAAATGGTTCGGAATGGTGTCACAATCTTTTGGGTAGAACTTTTGCCTCCTCCTCCCGCTAACTAATCCCTACCCTCTATTTAGGGTAAAATGGGGCATTACAATCCTTAAGGAGAGCCCGTGGCCCAAGCATATAAAGTTTTAGCCCAGTCCGCACCATCAGCCACCACTAATACAGACATCTTGACCGTAGGTGCAGGAAAGTCAATTGTTTCTTCAACTCTGTCTATCTGCAATCGTGGCACTGCATCAGCAACTTACCGTGTTGCCGTTCGCCCCGCTGGAACAACGTTGGCTAACCTACACTACATAATTTTTGATGCTGTTATTATGGCTAAAGACACCGTTACCCTTAGTCTAGGTATTACCTTGGCTGCTACCGATGTTGTGACTGTTTATGCTTCTAGCGCAAACTTGTCCTTTTCAATGTTTGGGGCAGAAATATCGTGATTTCTCGTCTATCTGAGAATAGTGCAACAAGAGGGTTAATTGGCACATTCACACCTATCAACACACAAACTAATACGACTTACACATTAGTGCTGGAAGATAGATCTAAAATAGTAGAGTTAAATAATATAAACCCAATTACAGTAACCATTCCTTCCGACTCAACTGCCCCATTCTATATTGGTGACACTATTGAACTACTACAAACGGGGGTTGGAACTGTATCGGTAACTACTGCTGGTGGTGTAACCCTTAATGGGGTTAGTGGTCAAACCTTACTTACTGGTCAATGGGATTCAATGAAGTTGATTAAGCGAGAAGCCAACTCTTGGGCAATTGTCGCTAGCAATATGGACTCACCTATTGTCACTAACTCTACTGCCTTACACATTGTAGATAATAGTGATAAAAACAAAATAATTGAAATGACTTCTAGCAGCGCTAATGTTGTGCGTGTCTCTAATGAATTAACTTTAAGTCCTGGTTCACAGATTACAATTATTCAAGCAGGAACAGGAAAAACACAAATTACTGTTTCAGGTACTACACTTCTGGCAACGCCAGGAGTATACCTACGTGCTAGGTACTCATCTGCAACTCTAATTAAAACCACCACAGCAGACACTTGGTATTTGATTGGTGATTTGAGCGCTTCGTGATTTATGGAAATACCGCATCTAGCGGAAAGTTTGTAGACGCACCAACTTCTATATCGGCAACTGCGGGGGATGGTCAAGCAACAATAAGTTTTACTGCTGCTGCACACGACGGAAAAGGCGTAGCAACTTATCAAGTAGTTTCTTCCCCAAGTGCGCTTACGGCAAGTGGTTCCTCATCCCCTATAGTAATAACTGGTTTAAGTAATGGAACTGCCTATACATTTACCGTGACGACAGTCAGCGGTTACGGAATAAATACCGTTTCGGTTTCCTCTAATAGTGTTACTCCTGCAGCAGCAGGTGGAGGTGGAGGTGGAGGAGGAGGAGAACCACCACCACCGCCAGTTGATCCATGTGCTGGCGCACCTTTGTGTACGTCCTGTAATGCGTCCCCTGTAACGGAAACTCAGTGTTTCCCTGGTGGTCTTGCTTACAGAAACTGTGTGGCTTATAATGGTCGCTGTTCCCCTGCCGCATGTGACCCTTGTAACTGTGCTTGTCCTGTTGTTACTGTTTGTGATGCTTGGATATTTCCTGGTTTTGGGTGCTAGCCTACAGGTATGAATGAACTTGAACAAGATATGTCGGTTAACCCAGTAATACAACAAGCAATGCTAAATATGGTCCATTTTGGAGTGATTGTTGATGGAGACTTTACAGGTCATTTTTCTGTGGGCGGAAATATACACATACCCTTAGTTGCTGGATTGCGTTCAGACCCAAAAATTATAGAAATGTCACAAGAAGAGGTTAATACTGTGACTCTTGGTTGGACGCATGACGGCTCTGGCTTTCAGCAACCATCGGAGTCCTTGTGAACGCATGGCAAGAATACAAAAAGAAGTTAGGTGACACTCGTCCTTGGGATTTAGTAAACCCAAATATGGCACGGGCAGATGAACAAGAAGCCACTGATAGGTATGCTATTTGTTTAGAATGTCCTAGTTTTTTAAAAGTGACTAAGCAGTGTAAGGAGTGTGGCTGTTTTATGGCAGCAAAAGTAAAACTAAAACACGCTGTTTGTCCATTAAAAAAATGGTAAAAGAATAAGAGACTATAATGGTCTGTGCTTAAACTTCGTAAAGGGTTTTGGATATATCTTCCTGTAGCGATTCTTGCTTGGATCGCTCCCTTTAACTCATCTGCTAAAGCCGACATGCTTGGTGAGTGGACATACAGCCAGTCACGGGATTGTGGTGGATCAGTTGAAGTTGTAAACAACAGCATCATCTTGCACGGCCCTGACTCAAATGGTTGTAGTGGTCCGAACTGGGTCAAGATTGAAACTACAATCCCTGCCAATGTAGGCATAATTGATTTTAATTGGGCATACCAAACCAATGATGGTTGGGTGTATGACCCACCACAATATGGCATCAATGGTAGTTACACGTTGATTACACAAAACAACAACTCGTCAGGAACTATGTCTGTCCCCGTTCAAGCAGGTGACGTTTTCACATTCCGTCAATACTCCATAGACACATGCTGTCAGCCTGGTCACCTTACGATTAGCAGTTTATCTCTGTGGAATGGTCTTGCTGAAACCACAACTACATCTTCTACGACTACCACAATTCCTGATACTACAACTACATCTTCTACTACCTCTACTACCTCTACTACCTCTACTACAACCACCACTTCTACGACTACTACAACTACAACTACTTCTTCCGTACCCCAAACAACATTGCCCCAATCAACAACGACCATGCCAGAACAGTCAACAACGACAACATCTACGACCACCTCGTCGGTGCCTGAATCCACAACCACCACAGAACCCGAAATACCACCAGTAGTCCAACCACCTGTAGAGGTTCAGCCCGAACCCACACCAGTAGTAATACCACCATATACGGAACCCATTCCAGTAGAGACAGAACCAATTGAAATAGAACTTGAAGAGACATTTCCTGACCTTCCTGAAGAGGTGTTACCTGATCCGATAACAGAGAACACTACCGTTTATCCACCCGCTACGCTACCGTTTGTTGACCCAGAAACTACTGAACCAGTCATAGATATTACTATTTCAGAAACAGAACTAGATAACATCCTTGAAAACACCTTTACGTCTGACGCTTCAACAGAAGAGATCATGGTTGCACTTGATGACTTTTTGAGCGCCGACCTCTCAACGGAGCAGTTTTCCACCGTGATGGATGCTGTACTTGCTGATACATCTGATACCGAGCAAGTTTCTGAAGTCTTAGTTTCTTTGCTGAGTTCTGAACTTTCAAGCGAAGAACTTACAATTGTGATGGATACCGTCTTTAGCGCAGAAGCGAGCGTAGAAGAGATGGGAGCAATCGTTGAGAACCTTCTGGATTCTGGTCTTTCTTTCGCAGAACTAGAAGCGGTCTTTACTGCTGCCTTTGACGGCGACCTATCCGATGAGGCAACTGTTGCCCTTGTTGAAGAGATTCTTAATAGCCCACTTGACGATAGAGAGTTCAGTACTGTTATTAACGCTATCTTTGATGAAAAGGTGTCTGATGAGGTTTTGACACAGACGTTTGACGCTATTTTGACACCTGAAATTTCTGATAACAAGTTTGCTCAAGTGGTTAATGTTCTTGAAAACGCCACCATTACAAACGATCAGGTTGCTCAAGTAGTGGATTTGGTCATTTCCCAAGAAGGTGGAGTAAGTGAAGGGCAAGCCACCGAACTGGCGACGAGCGCCAAAGTGCTAGAAAGCGTTTCAGGAGAGCAGGCAACTGAAGTCTTTGACGCAATTGTGGCTTCAGCGGTAACTTCAGAAGATGGTCTTGCCATTGTTGACGCTGTGCAAGATGCCCCAGAACCCGTTAAGGAATCTTTTGAGGAAGAATTAAATATCTACGAGGGTGTTTTTGACACCTATACCGCAATTGGATCAGGGATACCTGTCAGTGAGCGAAGAGTTATCATCGCCATAACTACGGTATCATTTATACTACCCGCACCAGTCATATCTAGGCGTACATAACATCACCACAATCCACGTAGAGCCCTCTAGGAGCCCCGTAGACAAGCCGTAGGTAGGTAGAGGTACCCCTATATAGGGCAAATCGTTAAGGAGCATTGTGAAGAAACTTTTATCTGAAATCCATGGCTTGACCTGGACTCTGGCAGGAACGGGGATGGTTCTTATCACCCTGTCAGGTGACACCCTGTCTTGGGGTGTTTGGATAACAATACTTGGATTGGTTGTACACTGCGCTACACTCTTTGCAAAAGGGGATGACAACGAGTAGAGAGTGTGCATGCAAAACAAAACAATTTCATTTTTAACATACGATTGGGCTTGGGGAACAAAACCATTACAACCTAACGGTTGCGCTTGGTACCGCTGTTTGCTACCTATGAAAGAGTTAGAGAAGTTTGGGTGGAAGGTCAGTATGGGCTTCCCACGCTGGCATGAAGAATATGGCTACGGTCAAATTATTAAAGAAGACCAAGCCGTACATGGTTGGAATATCCTTGTATTTAAATTGGTTATGCGTAAATCTATTACAGAGCATGTCCGAAAAGCCCAGGCACTTGGTCAAACCATTGTTGTAGACGTTGATGACTTTTTTGAGGGGTTAGACGAAAATAACCGTGCATATGTCAGCACTGACCCTCTGCGTGATCCTGAAAACAATCGTGACCATTACATAAAAATGATTTATGAAGCAGATGCAGTAATTACTTCTACCCCCTTTCTATACGATTTCTATTCAAAGCGCAGAAACAATGTGTTCTTGGTTCGCAATGGAATAGATATTGCTAGGTGGACCCGCCGTAAAGATGTGGCAAAATACAAACCTGTAGTTGGGTGGGTGGGTGCAACACCTTGGAGGTCTGGGGATTTAGAAACACTGCGCCCCCACATTCACCAACAGTTTGCTAAACACAATTTAAAGTTCCACCATTCAGGTCATACCCCAGATGCACCTTATGCCTATGAGCAACTTGGTCTTCCAAAGGCACGTTGCAGTACTATGCCGATGGCTCCAATCTTAAATTATCCAAAGTTATTTCCCCCAATAGATATTGGTATTGTACCTCTTAGTGATCTTCCCTTTAACCATGCCAAATCCTTTATTAAAGGTTTAGAGTATGCTGCTGCTGGCGTACCTTTCATTGCCTCTAAAGCACCAGAATACCAATACCTTGCTGAGTTAGGGGTTGGTAGGGTTGCAAATAGTAAGGAAGAGTGGGCTTATCATTTAGGAGAATTAGTAAACCCACAAATGCGTAAAGATGAAGCAATT